ACATCACCACATCTTCCTAATAGAATAGATGGATCTTCATTAATTAATGATGCAGTGTGAGTTACATATGATGTAACTTGAGCTCCACTATCACTATCAAAAGTATTAAGTTCAAAATTAAAACTATAAGTTCTCCATGCTGTATTACTAGAAAAATAGACTGAATCTTCAAGTTCTACATTCCATACTCCAGTCCCATAATCTTTTAATGAAAAAAGAGGGATTGCAGCTGGTGGACCTACTTCAACACCAGTTTGAGTAACTACTGATATTAATTGAAGTTGCGGAGGATTTTGGTCTATATATGTAATAGTACTACCAAATTGATCTATTAAACTAAAATTAGCTGCTATAACTGAGTTAGGAGCTAGAGCTTCAGTAAAAGGAGTTGTAGTAAATGAACTTAAATCAGCAGAAGCAGCTGTGCCGTTTATAATAGCTGTATTTAAATCAGTTATTAAACCGGTAGTTGTTGTTTCCCAAAATATATCTAAATTAGATTCTACAGGATCTGTTTCCATAATAGCCAAATGAGGCATAAATAAATACTGAAAACCAGTTGGTGTAGAATAAGGAATAGTAGGACTAAATATAATTGGTTCTGCGTAAGTAGAAGCAGAATAAGCAATTGGATTTTTATCAAGTGTAAATTCAAGAGCTGAAAGATTTCCTACTACTTTAGTTCCTGGTTGAATACCATTTCCTGAAACAGTCATACCTGCTCTTATACAATTAGTACCAATTGCTCCGCAAGGAACAACAGTGGCATCTAAAGTTATATCCGCACCTGATACAGCAGTAACTTCACCCGATGTTATGACTGCTGGAATACCAAATTGTCCTGATGGCGTATTAATTCTAGCAATTAACGGATCAGAATCAACATTGTAAAATTCTGGAGAAGGTATATACCCAACTTCATTCACTCCGTCAAAGAGATCGTTGTCTGTAGCAATAGTACTTACTATAGAAGTAAAGAGACCAGGATAAAATTGTTTATTTACATCTCCCGGATCATTATCTGCTTGATTTTCAACTCTTCCATTCAGTCTTACACTACTTCTAAATTGTCTTTGTTCTGGACCAACTTCAGTTAAATCTCTTGGTACTTTATTAATATTGTCATTTATTAAAATAGTGTGAGATGTTTTACCTAATTCTTTAAGAGGATCATCAGGATAAGCAGCCATTACTCCAGGTAAATATACATTATAATATTCTTGTTCTGTTTGTTTGACTACTATTTTATACGAATACCATCCAAGTGGATTATAATCTACACTAGTAACATCAGAATTATAAATACCTGGCCAACCTGTACCCGGATTAGGTCCTGAAGGAGAAATTATATTATTAAATAATACTTTTAAGGAATTACCAAACCACGAAAGAGTATTTACTTCATCACTAATATATTCTGAAAATACAGTTGATCCTAAATAATTTATATTATTATAATTAACAGAGCTATCACTTTCTGATAATATTACTGTTGAAGATCTTCCCCATCTATCAGATAAAACAACACCTACTTGATAAGTTCTATTTGTTTTTAAAGATGAATTAGGATATTCTATTTCACTAGTTGTATATCTTACATTACTAGGAGCTGTAAATGTAAGTACATCTGGAGCTACAGTAGTTAGACCAACTGCTAATGCGTTACTAATAGTTACAGTAGGACCTGAACTATCATACTCGAGAAGAGTGGTTTCTGCTGGAATTGCTCCAACAACAGAAGATGTAACTGTTGATCCCAGATTATAAACTCCTGTAGGTGTATTTATAGATAATACTGTCTGTCCTATCGCTTCATTTACCCTAATAGTTGCAGAGCCGGTACCTAAATTAAAATCAGTTTTTTCACTTATTCCTACATTATAATCTAAAGTAGTAGGAGGAGTGTGTTTATTTTGAAAATTACCATAAACAATTCTATTACTTATAATTTCTTGGGATAATGCTTTAACTGGAACTTTATCATAAGTTCTAGTTACTTCGTCTGAAGGTAATACTTTATATGGTTTATTAGACTGATATTCATATTCCAAAACAGCTGCATCATTAAAATATACTCTATCTAAATTAGTTAAAGTTTGTGTAGTAGATAATGTAATACTATCACTACCATTAAAAGCACTTAGTGTCGGTGAATCAGTAATTTCTCCATTAGTATCTGAAGTAACTTGATCTCCTACAGTAATACTTCCCCATGTAGTAGCAGGAAATATATCAAATTGTGTGCCAGTTGAAGTACCATCTATTTGAACAGATCCATTATTATTATCAATATCTGCTACAGGAATTGTTTCAATAACATACACTGCTAAACTATCTGATTCTTTGTATAATATATCAATTTCACTTACATGAAAATTAAGAGACATAGAACCTGGTAAAGGTATTCTAATAATAATTTTATCTACTTTATTTTCCATAAAATCTACAGTAGTAGTTCTATATGTGTCTTCTTCATCTTCTATTTCTAGTGGTGGTGGTGCAGTTTTATAATTTTTTTGAGCATTATTAGTAACTTGAGATACTTTATACATAAAATAACCGTCTTGTTTAGGAATAAAACAGTCTTGAGTAAACGGAGCCATAATTGAATATTCTCCATCATCAAATCTATATCTATAACTAAATCTAACAAATTTATCTCTTAAAAAATCTTTATCTCCATTATAATTAGGTATATAATAAGGATTAGCATTAAATACTAGTTTAAGTGCATCAGTAGCGAGTAAAATAGTACCTGTTGCTACTAATTCAGATGTTGTCGGTAAATTATCACTATAATTAAAAGTTGAAACAGTTTCACCTGTATCTACTAATGCCCCTGTTATAGGGTTTACATAATGTATAGTAGCACCGAGAGCTCCTCCAATAGGTTCAAGCACATCACCTGTAATAGTCGTTGCATCTACATCAATAGTGGCAGAAGCAGGATCAACTATAGCGTCTGCTATAGCTGTTCCACCGTTGGGATAATGTATACTAGTAACATCATACATAGTTGTTTCGTAAGCTTCATCTCCATCAGGTGTAGGGTTGGTTAAGTTTGTAGATCTTTTATATAGATCTATAGTTTGATATGGATTATATCTAGCAACAGAAATATTATCTTCAGTACTATAATACCCCGCATGTGCACCAACTCCGTTTATAGCTAAATCAACATTAATTTTTCTAGGTTGATTTCTATTGTCTGTCCAAAATAACAAATCTTCTATAATATTTATTCCGGTTATAGGATATAAAGTAGAAAAATTAAGAAAAGCTCCAGTAACTAATTCAGTAGAAGTTTGTGCTAACGCGTCATACACATAGATATAATGGTTATTATTTCCAGTGTGTTGATAAGGTGAAGCAGTGTTATCGGTTAAAAATGAAAAAATTCTATTATTAACTTCATCAGTTAGATAACCTATAGAAACTAAATCGGCAACTCCAGTTAGAGTTCTATAATCTGCTACTAAAGAGTTTCCTAATGTATTTTCTAAAGCTCCAACATTTTCTCCTTCAGATCTACTTATCTGAGCATTTACAGCGTTTCTATATTCACCAACAGGTAACAAACGATCGTCAAGATCTTTGTTCATTCTACCTTTGATAAAATTGTTACTTGTTTTTGCCATTAAATTCTAGTGTTTAATCCATTTAGATTTACCTCTCATAACTTGAATAAATTCTCCAAGTTTAATATTAGATAATCTTATTTTTGCATTTCTTAATGCAGCATATCTATCTTTTTTATATCTCATTACAATTCCTTCAGGTACACTAGACCTGGTAGCTAATATATTATAAGAAATACTTTTATACATTGCATCTTCAGCCATTTTAGGAACTCTAGTGTCTAAATCATACGCTAAACCATCTGAAATATATTCTAATACTATAAGTTTATTAACTAAATTACTAGAAAAAGTAAACTTACCTTCTCTTTCATTTACACCAAACCATCCATTACGATTAGCATATTTAGTATCTAGCCCATATAACCGCCCCCAATTCCAAGCACCATTTAATCCATATACTGATTGTGCAACATAATCATACCAACTATCCCATGTATTCCATGTTCCATTTATTAATTTTACATTAGCTTCTTTCCATCTTTCTTCAGTTATGGAGGTACCTTCTAAATCTTCTCCAAAATTATCTTGAGTTGGTATACCAATATCATCTTGTAAAGGAGTAGAGTAAGGATCTGTAGTAAGTTCATTAGCTGGTAATATTCTATGTTTAATACCCATCTGGTCTATCCAAGATAAATTTACATAGTTTACATAATCTTGTGGAATAACTAAAGATAAACTTTCTGGAATATTTAATTCTTGAGATTTAATACTTTTTAATGTATCATAACTGAATTCTTGTAATGATCTTTTTGCCCAAAATACTACATCAGATTTTTTAACTCTTTGTATTAACTTTCCATCTCCCACATAACCAACCATATAGTTATCAATTATATCACCTAATTTAAGGTATTGATAACCTCCATAATTATCTTCTACTGCTTGGCCAATAGCTTCTTCAGCTGGAGTATTACCATACATTCCTCCATCTAATATTTTAAGTTGTACTACAATATAAACGCTAGCTGCTAAAGTTCCTGTTATAGTTATAACATTATTAATTACAGTATAAGCTAAAATATATTCACTCCAACTACCAGGAAAACCTGTTGTACTTGTATATACTTTGAAATTATTTAAAGCATAGTTCGCTGTATTAGGATCCCAAGAAGTAGCATCAGTAAATACTAAATCAGTATCAAACGTAGTAGTAAAAGCTTGATTAAATAATGCCCCTGTTGCTGCTCCTCTAAAGCCTTGTGAACCTTGATAATATTGTTGATTAGTTTCTGTTATTTTTGACATTTTTTATTAAGATTTTTCGTTTACCTCTACTTTATTAGCCTCAGCTGTTGCTGTTTGAATAATCGTTGGGTCATTTATAATGATACCACAATATTTTAAAATATTAGTAATAATATTAGGTTGTTCAGCTACATCTAATTCAAAATTAGTTGACGCACCTACTGCAAATAAATATTGGCCTACACTACCAGTAGTAAAAGCCCATACTGGAGAGGTTGGTTTAAATAAACAATTTACATTTACACTATTTGGTTGTGGCGATATTTTAATTAGTACCGAGTTATTTGGACCAGCAGTAGTATAAGATAAAGGATATTGATTGGTTGGAGCAGTAAGGTTAGATCTAGTGATTTTATCATAATCACTTTTACTTGCTAATTCTGTAATTGAATCATATTGAGGATTTGTAGTGCTATATGTAGAAATTATTTCTCCTAATTTATAAATAGTTCCTGTACTAGTATATTCCCATCCCAGCACTCCAGCAGCAGCATTATAAGTGAAAGCTGCGACTTTTTCAAAAGGATATAATTTATAAGAAATATCTTTAAATATGTCAAAGAATTCTGTATTATTTTGAATATTTTGTTGATTCTGACGATTTGTTTGATTACCATCGGGAAAATATGATTGGAATATTTCTTCTTGTACTTGTGTAGCTATGCTATTAAACTCCGCTGGAGTTATATAACCCCTTTGTTCTTTGTTTAATATGTACAAGACCGTTGTATATACTGTATTTATATTTACCGCCATTATATTTTTTTATTATAATACAGAGGTGACAAACTGTCACCCCCTATATTATTATTACTTGTTATTTAAGTTTTTTCTCTATAGATTTAAAGATTTCAACACCTTCATCAGTTTTCAAAAAAGCAGCGAAAGCCGAATATGGATTTTCATCAAACGGTACATTCATTAACTTTCTATCATTTGATCCCCATGTAAAGGTTCTTTGATCTTGAGATATTTTAATTATCCCTGTTTCTCTAGCTTTAATCGCAATGTTTCTTAATTGAACATTATCGTCTTTTGCAAGACTAATAAATAAAGCTGGATTCTTTTTAGCGAATAAAAGTACATCTCTCTTTAATTCTTTAGAACTCATGTTATTTACTATTGATCCTTTTTCTACTCTAAGAATAGCTTCGACTTGATCTACGTCCATAGAACGAGCAGCTGTCATAGCATCAATTTCTAAATTAATAACATCCAGTTCATCAGTAGCTTTAACTACAGGTTTAAATTCCTCATATATTTTGTTTCTCAATGGATGATATAAAGAAAGCATTTTTTGTAAAGCAACTTGAGATTTTGTAGTACGCAATGTACCATCTCTAAATATAATATGACCCATCGTGCATTCTCCTTTTTGTTCATCTACAAATGGAGATGCCTGATTAGTAGCATATTTTAATTCTCTTTGTTTTCCAGAGCTTTCCTCAAAATATAATAGAGCATGTTTTTTAGTATGCTTTGCAGGAATTGTTAATGTTAATGGATGTTCTGTTCCTCTTAGATAGTAAATTCTATCTTTTATTTCCCAAGTATTTTTTACTTGTGGAATTTCTTTTTCTTTTGTTTTTGACATAATATAATATAATTAAATAGTTTATAAAAAATAATAATTACCCCTGCCCGAAGACAGGGATAGTTATTAATATTGAATCATTTAGATTCCTTTGAATAATACAAAGTTGTTAGCAGCTTGAGTTACTAAACATCTTTCTGAAAGGAAGTTAACTTCCATTGCATCAAGAGTAGATGTAAATGCACCACCAGCAGAACCAGTTAACCAAGATTTCATTCTTCTATCATCTCCTTGAGACGCTCTATATCTTACATGTAAGAAAGGTCTACGGATGTTAGTTCCTAAAATTTGATCATAAACTGTAGTTGTTCCAGCAGGTACTAATACACCTTCAATTGAATTAACTCCAACGATACCACCTCTTGTAGAAGCGTCGTTTAAGTATTTCCAATCAGTTTTATAGAAGTCATAAGAACCTCTTCTGAAACCGCTAAAACCTAAGTTTAAAGCCATTTCTTCTGAGTTTTCAAATAAACCAAAAGCAACACCACCGTTAAATCCTGCAGATATACCCGCAAGCATATCATCAAAATCTAAAGCAGTTTGTCTTTGTAAGAACATCATGTTCTCTTCTATAGCACCTTGAGTGTCTAGGTTTTTAAGAATTGCATCAAACTCATCAAGTCCAGCAGCAGCAGTAAATCCTACTTCTACATTTCCTCTAGCGTTAATTGCAGCAAATAAACCTTGTGTACCAGGTAAACCAGCAATCGCAGTTCCTGCAATAGCAGCTGCGTTAGCATTTAATTCACCTTCAACCATTGCCATTTCTAAGTAATCTTCGAATCTTAGTCTAGTTTCAGACTCAGCTTTTAAATACCAAAGGTATCCACTAGCACCATCTTCAGTAGCAACTTCTACCCAACCGATCTGAGCCATGTCAGAACCGTTGATCACATATTGATCTCTTAAGATAATAGGTGAGTTAGAAAATTGCGTGAATTGTGGGTCAACAGAAATTCTGTCTGCAGTTCCAGCTGCAAGAGTACCACCAGTCATAGCAGATCCTTTTACATAAGCAGAACCGTAAACAAATACTTTGACTCCCCCTAATAAACCTGCACCAGTAATAGTAATGCCTGTAACATCAAATGTTTGGTTAGCAAATGGTTGAACAGTAACTGTTCCACTTGCTCCACCAACTACACCAGCCGTTGTTGCCGTAACAATACCTTTGCCTTCTACTCCTGTAACAGGGTCTAGAAGAACTACAGTATCACCAATCGACATAACGTTTAATGCAGTGGCACCACCACCGATGTTTACAACAGAGGCATTATTAGCACCACCTGCTTCTACACCACAACTATCATATGCAATGTGTAATCTATTTTGTTCAGACCAGATTACTTGATCTGAGGTCATCGGCATCTCTGCCCCAACCATTCTCAAAAAGCCAGATAACGTTCTGTTTCCATAACGTTCTACTTCTTGTTCGTAAATTTCTGGTAAATATTGTTGCGCAAAATCATTTGCACCACCATCAAAAGCTAGATAATTACTAGCTAAAGTTTGTTGGACCTGCGAAGGAACAATACTCCCAAATTGTGGAGATAAACTCATAATTTGTTAATTTTAATTGTTAAATTTTCGTTTTTTGATTTTCAATTTTGTAGAATCTGCACCACTAATCGATTTTACTTTAAAACCTCCAACAAAAACTTCACCTGTATTTCCTTCTCTTGCTTTCACATCAGAAAGATTTTTAGAGCTTTTTACCACGTCTTTTACAGCGTCAGCTTTGCCTTGGTCATAAAAATGACTAGCGATTTGATCTACATTATCAGCAGCATACATTGCTTTATGATAACCAACCGGGTCTGTTATATTGCCTTCTCCATCTAGGAACTTCCCGATTAGATTGCTAATGTTTGATTGATTTTCGGCAACTGTATCACGGTTTTGAACATTATACTTATATTTTTTATCCCCCACATTGATATCAAAACCTTTGAAATCTTTATTGAATAAGTCTTTAGTTTTTTGTTTAAAATTTTCGTGTAGTTGCTCAGCATGTTCTTGTTGCTCATTGTAGCGATTAAAGAAATCCATAGCTTTTTGTTGTTCTTGAGTAACACCCGGTCTCAACTTGATCTCGTCGTAATATTTTTGTTTCAAGTCCTCCAAATAGTTTTTGGCTTCTGCAATTGCTTCTTTTTTAGCGAGTTTTTTTCTTTTGACGTCACGCTCTTCGTCAACTTCTTCGTCGTAATAGAAGTTTTCTTCCATTACAAAATCTACTTCCTCATTATTAAGATGTGGTTTAGATTTTTTATAAAATTCTTTTAATAATGCCTCTTCATTTACTTTAGAATAATCTGCGTTTAATCTAGTGTAATCTTCTATAGTACCACCAGTTTCTTCCATGAAGTTAACTAATTTTTCGATGTTTTCTGGTAAAGCTTTACCTAATGTTTTTTCATCTCTAATAGCTTCTTTAACTTCTTTTTCAACTTTTTTTACCTCTTCTTCTGTGATTTCGGTGATTGGAGAAAACCCTTCAGTAGTCTCGTTGGACTCTTGTACAGGTTCTCCCACCTTTGGGCTATCTCCGGATGGTTCGCCCACAGGTACTTCCTTTGTTTCTCCGATTTGAATGGCATCTTCTTCTTTTTTCACTTCTACTTTAGTAACATTATCCGGAATCTCTATTAAAGGTTCTTTAGGATTTATATTTACTTTAGTAATTTTTTGTTTTTGTTTACCTAATTGCTTAGGAGTTTTCTTTTTTGACTTTATTTTAAAGTCACCTTCTTGTTTTACTTCTTCTTTAGAAGTTGTTTTTGTTTCTGACATAATATAATAATATAAAATTAATTAACAACCTACATAGCTGGAGCTGGAGGTCCCATTGGTCCCACTGCTCCTTGTGCAGGTATTTCTTGTTCTTCAAAATTAATAGGCATAGAATCGTTTTGTCTTTGACTTATTAATTCACTTTGCTGTGTAGCTTCCATTTTGCTACGCTTATCTTTACGATCTTCAATTAGAGCTTCTTTTTTACCTGTGTTTTCACCTTCAAGCTGTTTTAATTGCATATCAAATTGATGTTGCATTTCCATTTTTTGTTGATCTAATTGTGATTGTAATTGCATACGATCTTTTTCAAATTCACTCTTAGCTTTTTCATATTCTACATTTGCACCACTAATAGCTTGTTGTTTTTGTACTTCAGCCATAGCTGTTTTTTCTGCAGTATCTGCTTGTGCTGCTGCTTGAGCTTGAATATTAGCTTGTTGATTAGCTTGATCTTCCGCATTTTTAGTTTTACGTTTAATCTTAAGCATTTGATTAGCTAGTTTAAGATTTTTAATTTGTCTTAAATCAATAGCATCTTCTAAATCAATACCTTGAGCTTGTAAAGCTACTTGAATATTCTGTTCTAATTGAGCTTGTTCTTCTTCATCTGGTTCTAATTCTAAGAATATACCAAAATCATGAAGATTAAGATTAACAATTTCTTCTAATGTTTTAATATTAAAAGTAGATATAGAATTTTGTAACGACGCTTTAGTTAATGGAAATTCTAAAGCATCAGCTATTTTTAATCCTATATTTTCTGCTAATTTTAAGGTTACATATAAACTAGATTGTACAATATGTCTAGTTGCAACATTAGACGCATTAGCGGCAATTTTCTGTAATCCTACTAATGTATTTCTATCTGGAGTACTTCCATCTCTAGCTTCATTTAATCCGGTCACATCTCTTATCATTTGTAAATAATATTGATATGTTTGTATTAAACTTTGTATTTTAGCTCCTCCTGCGGAAGAATTAAGTTCTTGAATAGGAACTTTACCTGGATTCATATCTCCTTCTTGAGTAAGAGATCTACCAACTATCGAACCAGTTTGGAAATACATATTTAACGCTTCAGCTGGATTATAATTAGTACCGTTACCAAGATCAACCTCAGCTAAACCGTCCATATCTAAATATACACCATCTGGAACTAATCTTGAAATTACTTGTTGTAATTTTAAATGTGTTAATTGAATCATATCAGCAAATCCTATACATTTGCCTACTATAGATTCAATTCTACCTTTGTACATTCTAGGTGCACAAATAGCATAATTCATTTTTACTTTAGTAGTATCAGCCATAGGTCGTGACATATTTTCTGCCATTTCCCATTTTAACATAGTATTAGTTCCTAAAACTTTTGCTCCACTATATAATACTTCTATAGATCTTGAAACTCTTTCAAAATTATCATTCTCTGGAGGATTAAATGTATCAGGTTTTTCTAAAGCTTTTTCTAATCCTTGATCTGTATGTTTTATTTTAAATACCTGATTGTGATATGTTTTATAATCAAAATATAAAACTTGTACAGTATTTTCATCATAATCTCCCCAACCTGTAATATAAGACCTATTACCTGGCATTGCTTGTATTCTTTCTAATTCTTCTTTAGATATATTAGGAAATTCTTTTTTAAGTTCGGGTATAGTTATAGCTTTTAATTCTCCTACATAATATATATCTTCAAAATTTGGATCTTCTGTGTAAGAATATACCAAATAAGCAGGATCAACATAGTCAACTGTTACCCCATTAGCAGTATTAAAACTAGTTTTAGCCGCTGTGATTCCACAAACTGTTAAATCCATGTTTAATCTTCTTCTAATAAGATCATATTTATTTTGGGCTAAAACACTAGAGATGGCTTCTTCTTCTGCAATTTCAATAGATTGTTTATATTTTAATTGCATGTGTAATTCTAACTCATCTTTAGTTTCTGGAATAACATCTAAATCAGGACTTTGATATAAATTTATTCCTAAAGTATTTTTTAATATTTCTAAATAATCAAGAGAAAGCATATCTTCATATATCTTAGAAGCATATTCTGTTCTTTTCTTTATTGATTGAGGATCTTGAGCATAAGCTTTTATATCATAAGTTTTTTGAGATATACCATTAACTACTATATCCACAAATTTAGATAAAATAGGTACTGGTTTCCAGTCTAAATTAAGATATGATAAATCACCATTAATAGATAATTCATCTTTATATTTTTGAATAGATTGTTCTCCCCGAGCATATAATCTTAACTGGTGATAATTATTCCAATTAGTTAAATATCTATTACCATTAGTTCTTCCTGTGCGAAACCACTCTTGTTCTATTGCTTGAGCAACTTGTTCACCGTATTCCAAAGTAGCTTTTTCAGCATCGCTCACTACTTGACTAGGAAAAGGGCTATTGGTGTTAGTATATATATTCATTTAACTTATAATTTTTGATGTATATCCTTTATTATCGTATCTTTTTATACCTAAATCTACAGATTCTCTTAATATAGGTTTGTTGGGTGTATATCTATGTTTATTACACGCCATCAAAGCCAATCCTGAACTAATAGAAGCATCATGAGTAGTTCTATTATTTATATTAAACCTTGCCCAGTCTTCTAATGTTCTTTGAAAATACATATCTCCATATCCGGTTTCTTTTAAACCAACATAATGTTCTATATATGTTTCAATTGCTGAAGCGTGTGCTTGTTTAATATCTTCACTTGAATTAGGGATACCACCTATTTCTCTTTCTGTAACTGATAATTTATTTCTTCTTTTGTCAGGTCTGTTCATTGCAAACCCTCTATAACCTCTTCTTTTAAAATAATATAAAAGTCTTGGTTTATTATTTTCTGCTAGTATTGGCATTCCATAAAATACACACGCCATTAACACATCTTCAAAAAATATTTCAGCTGTTTGAGGTCTAGCTATATATTCTAAAAAGAAATGATTTGCAGGATGATTTTCCATAGAAAACTTAGTTAATCCATGCAAAGATCCATTAGATCCTCTTTTATCAACTGTTCCAGATATATCATAGGGGTCACATCCAAATGCTCCCACGTGTTCATTACCTGGATAATTTACTCCATGTTTGATGTATCTTCTATTTTGTAGAGATTCAGAAGGAACCCAGCTTATTAAAAATCTACCTTGTTTGTTTGGAACAAATATTACTCTACTATCTTGTTCTCCATTTTCCCATATAAAACTTCCTTTAGTTATACTTAAAGAGTTTTTAATATCTTCATTATAATCTATTTGTTGGTATATTTTAGTTAAATTAAATAAAGATTCTTTAGATTCATCTCTAAAAGCGTGTTTAGTAGTTCTTGGAAATTGTCTATAAAATTCATTTAAACCGTCTTGATCATCTTTTAAACCTTCAACTTCATTATCCCAATACTCTACTACTCCTATTTTAATATCGGCGCCATGTGGCCCTTTAACGCTCTGTTTTGGGGTATCGAATACAGGTATGCCATAAGCATCAATGTATCCTTCGTAGTTCCATTCCATAGGTATGAACA